AACGAAGTTAATTTGGGCTATACTAAGAAAAAAATACTTGTGTAGTCCAGGAGTTGTTTCCAGCAACCCCTTATAAGAGAGCAGCTACTGTTGAAATCGCTGCTGTTCCTAAGGTTTTCAGAATTTGATGGAATTCGTCAGAACCTAGGAACTTCTTAGCTCCTTTCTTAATCGAGGAAATGTGAGTGGCGTTTTCATGCATGTAAAAGTTGTTATTTAACAACCACATGTGGTAGGCTAATACCAATTTAAACACCCTAGATTTCGGGATAGTAGGAGTGATAAAGTTATTATCAGTGATAAATGAACAAGCAACACGAGGTTCGATGCTGATTGCTGCTACGGAGTCATCATTGACAATGTTTTTCCAGACAAAAACGATTGTGTGTGATTGAGGAATCATTTTTGGTGGACGGAAAAGTAGGTCGGTTTTGGAACGTGGGACCCAAGTCACGAATGCACCATCACTGAGGTCTGTTACTTCAGTTCTCATAACTCTACGAGAAGCCATATAATCGTACAGCTCGGTTGAACCGAGATGTTCGACGATGCTAGAGGCAACAAGACCACAAATAAGGGCTCCTTGAGTGAAGGCCGTAGTTGTTCCTTTCAAAAACAATGAAGCAGCGTTAGTGCTCATAAGTTCTGCATCGGCAACATAACCTTCGGAGGTTGTTGAATTAGAATAGTCAAACACACTTTCGATGTGGTTAGCAATCCTAGGTCCGTTAACGGCAAAGGTGAGATTGAACCTAAATGAAAGTCTAGAATCACAGCTGTCGTTGGACGGAAAGGAAATCTTAATCCTAACGTCTCTGTTACCAGAATAAGCGGGCATGCTTATTGATCCGGTCGAAAGCAGTTCTGTAGCTAGTTCAACCCAACCAGAACCGTTATCAGTCTCAGCTGTTATCGAGGCAGAAGGAGGAATATCTCCTTCGGCAGTCCAGGAAGCTGTACTTCCAGTTCCACTTTGAAGTGTTGGGTAAAAGGCGGTTTTTCCGTGGAAAACGGCACCGTTAAGTCCTAACACAGCATCAGAAGATGTAGTTTGTTCCATCCGAGCTGGAAAATTAAAATAACCATCTTCAGTAATGGAACTTTCATTAACCTGGAGCGGGACACCGAGATAATAATTAGTGACAGTTTGAGAGTTTTTCCTGACAAGGAAAGTACTTGCACATCTCAAACCCGCATTGGAGAAAACTTGACGAGCTCCGGTTTGAATGCCGGTAGACAGATTCATAGGATTGAACAGAGCGTGGTTATACGCTTGTCTAGCATCGTTGTTGATTTCTCTTGTTCCACCAAAAGAAAGTTGGACCTGAGGAGTAGGAACAGCTCGAGGTAACGAAACAGGTTCGTTGGCTAGACTAAGTTTAGTAACATAACTAGCTACACTGTTCTTTTCTTCTGGAGTTAATCCAACACTGGCGACCTTTTTGAATGATTGTTCTAAGGCATGAACACGTCTATTAAGACGACCTTCCATAACTGAAAGGGTTTTGTTGACTTGCTTTTCTTGTCTTTCTCGTACCATATTTAAATTTAACCCACCGCTTTGGTAACCAAGACGACTAGCACGAAGCATGGTTTCTGACATATAAGTATTATCATACGTCAAATGAAACTGGGCGACAAGCTTTGTAATGGCCATACAAACCTTTTCGTGAAATCTTCTTTCGGGAGTTCCGACAGGAGAAAAGTAAGTATCACTTCTAAAAGCACAAAGTTTGTGATAATAGTCGATAGGAATCCCATTCCAGTACTTACAGGCAGCAATTCCTTTCGGAATGTTGTCGTAATACGGGACCATCGTAGCAAAGCCAACTGACGCAAAAGATTGAGTCAGATAACTTAGTCCGCGAAATGGGGTGACATTCCCTGTGATAGAATGATTAAGAAAAGCGCAAACATCTCTATAATCGTCCAATGAGTTAGTGCAATTTTGTGCACAAGCGTCATCACCTAAAGTGATAACTTTCAAAGGACATTGACAACTGTTTCTTTGTACGTGCACTAAATGCGATAAGGCGTACAGGAAATAATTGTAAAAACTATTCATAAGAATAGTGAACGGAAAACCAGAAGGTTCTCCGTTCTCGAATGTAACAACTTCACCAGTAGGCAACACAAAATGTTTGTGTGTGTAACCTGAGGAGATAATCCATTCGATGGCCTCATGAGAACCCTTAGGAGCTAAGGACCTCAAAAAGAAAGTGATGAACCAGACAAAAACATGGTTGAACTTACTATCCTGCTTGGATAAGTCTGTGCTCATAATGTTTTCGTCGTGATTAAAATCACTAAACACCATTTCCCAGTAAGAGGA